CTTGGCAAAAAACAGTCTTTGAAGACAAAACTAGGTTCAAAGTCATTGCCGCTGGTAGGCGGTGTGGCAAGTCTAGGATGGCGGCAGTTACCCTCTTGATTGAGGCTTTGCGTTGCCCTGCGGGTTCTGCTGTGCTGTATGTTGCCCCTACAAATGGTCAGGCTCGGCAGATTATTTGGCAAGTTTTAATGGAATTAGGAAGGGAAGTTATCCAAAATGCCCACATCAATAACCAAGACATCACGACAATCAACGGAGCAACCATCTACGTCCGTGGAGCAGACAGACCAGACACGCTACGTGGAGTTTCACTCACCTATGCAGTCCTCGATGAAGTCGCAGACATCAAACCCGAAGCGTGGGAACAAGTTATCCGAGCCTCCCTCTCCGATAAAAAAGGAAGAGCCATGTTCATTGGAACGCCCAAAGGAAGAAACTGGTTCTACGATCTGTTTAGACTGGGCGAGAGCGCAGAGGACTCCGACTGGAAGTCTTGGCATTTCACAACAAAAGACAACCCCCTGATTGACCCCACAGAGATTGAGTCTGCCAAGAAGACCCTGTCTACCTTTGCTTTCAAGCAAGAATACATGGCAAGTTTCACCAATGCTGGTAGCGACATCTTCAAGGAAGAATGGATCAAATACGGGGAAGAACCCCAAGTTGGCAGTTACTACATAGCCATTGACTTGGCAGGATTTGAGGAAGTTGCCAAACAAGCGGGTAACTCCAAGAAACGCCTAGACGAGTCGGCTATCTCTGTGGTCAAGGTGACGGAAGATGGTAAATGGTGGGTAAAAGAAATTATTCACGGGCGTTGGGACATCCGCGAGACTGCGGCAAAGATATTGATGGCAATGCGAGACTACCGACCTTTGGCGGTGGGAATTGAGCGTGGAGCATTAAAAAATGCAGTTTTGCCATATTTGTCTGACTTAATGCGCAAAAATAATGTATATTCGCATATAGTTGACTTGACGCATGGCAACAGGAAAAAGGCTGACCGAATTATTTGGAGTCTCCAAGGGCGTTTTGAGCATGGGCGCATCATCTTAAATCAAGATGAAGATTGGGATGTCTTTCTTGACCAACTGTTGATGTTTCCCGCACAAGGCGTTCACGATGACTTGCCTGACTCTTTAAGTTACCTTGACCAATTAGCGGTCACTTCCTACTTTGAGGGAGATGAAGACGAAGATTGGCAACCCATAGACATAATTGCGGGAGTTTAAATGGCTGATGGATTGTTTGGTGGTGGTGGCGCATACTTTGGCAACCCAAACATTGCCAGACAAGGTGTTCGTGCTAGAGAACTTGCTCAACAAAGAGATGTAAATACTTTGCCTGATCCAAGAACATTTGGATTTGTAAGTGGTTTACTTGGAACTGCTCCTGACCAACTTGGAATGAGTGTTTTAAATCCTAATGCACAAGCGGCTAAAGATGCGGCTTACTATGGATACCAAGCAGGCAATGCATTACAAATAGCACCAGCAGTAGCGGGAATAGTTAGAGGCGCAAAAGCAATTCCAGCAATGGTTAATGAGATGCGTTCAACTCCTTTACCGCTTGAGTGGTATCACGGAACAACGCCAGAAGGCGCACAAGCAATTCGTCAGTCAGGACAATTTAATCCTAATGCTGGAAAACGCACCTATGAATACTCTGAATTAGGGCCAAATACTGTTTACTTTGCACCAGAAGGAAGTTGGTGGCTTGATCCTGCAAAAGCAGAAGCGGGACGAGCCGCATCTTATAACGATCAAGTTGCAATGCGTTTGGCAAAAGATGCAAAAGTAAAAGTTATTGACTCGCCTGCACAGTTTGACAAGATTGCCAAATCTGTTGGATACAAAGATGGTAAAGAGTTAAGAGATGCTTTATGGGCAGATAATTTAGGTGAAAGAAAATACGCAGAACAAGTTAGACAAGGGTCATTTGATGATTTCTTAAAAAATAGAATCAATGAAATGAACAAATTTCCAAATGCAAATATAAAGTCTATTGAAGATGCGGCGCAACAATATGGAATGTCTCCAAAAGATTGGATGAACTTTCAAAAAGAAACATACGATAGTTATGTCAACTTTGAAAGTCAATATGAAAAAGCAAATCAGGCAACACAAAATCTGCTAAAAAAAGGAATTGACGGGTTGTATTTCTCGCCAAAATTTGCAGACAAAGCATTTAAACAAGAATATATGGGAACAGTTGCTGGCGATCAACTTGGCATTTTTAGACCAGAAATTGCAAAAGTCGTAGATAATCCACGTATGTCTATGCCTGAAAATCCAGCGTATAAAGACCCATTTGCTGACACTACAAGGTGATTTATGGCAACAGAACAGAAACTTGAACAAAACGAATTTGTAGAACCAACACAGGCTGACAAAGACTTAGTTGCTTTTGTTGTAGACCATACTGATCGCTGGCGTGATTACCGAGACAGCAACTACCTAGACGCTTGGACAGAATACGAGCGCATTTTCCGTGGAGAATGGGCTGAACAAGACGCTACCCGTGAATCTGAGCGTAGCAGACTGATAACCCCTGGCACACAACAAGCCGTTGAAACCCGCCATGCTGAGATCATCGAGGCAATCTTTGGTCAAGGCGAATACTTTGACATCAAAGACGATGTGCAAGATCTTGATGGTAGCCCCATAGATGTTGCCAAACTCCGTGAACAACTCATGGAAGATTTTGCTAAAGACAAAGTAAGAAAATCTATCGATCAGATCGTTCTGATGGGCGAAATCTATGGTTCTGGCATTGGCGAAATCATTGTCAAGACAGAAAAAGAATACTACCCTGCCACTCAGCCAATCCCAGGCGAGACTACCCAAGCCGCCATTGGCGTAATGGAAAAAGACCGCATTTCGGTCAGAATCAACCCTGTCAACCCCAAGAATTTCCTATTTGACCCAAATGCCACTAGCGTAGAAGATGCTATGGGAGTGGCTGTCGAGAAGTTTGTCTCTATCCACAAGATTGTTCAAGGCATTGAGGCTGGCGTTTACCGCAAAGTAGACATCAATATTGATCCTGATGACGCTGACTTAGAGCCAACCCAAGAATCCACGCAGTTCAAAGACGAGAAAGTTCGTCTATTGACCTACTATGGACTTGTCCCAAGGGAATACCTTGAGAATCTTGAGGAGCAAAAGGACATCGTTGAATTGTTCCCTGAGAATTCTGTGGCTGAAGACTACACAGACTTGGTGGAAGCAATTATTGTGATTGCCAACGAAGGTTTGTTGCTCAAAGCAGAGCCAAATCCTTACATGATGAAGGATCGTCCTATCATCACTTATCAGGCAGACACAGTTCCTAACCGCATCATCGGTCGTGGCACAGTAGAGAAAGCCTACAATATGCAAAAGGCAACGGATGCTCAAATCCGTAGCCACCTTGACTCACTTGCCCTGACAACTAGCCCCATGATTGCTATGGACGCTACCCGTCTACCACGGGGTGCTAAGTTTGAGGTCAAGCCAGGCAAAGCAATACTGACAAACGGCTCTCCTGCTGAGATTTTGATGCCATTTAAGTTTGGCACAACCGATCAAGGCAATATGGCAACTGCTACCACCTTCCAAACTCTGCTTTTACAGGCAACTGGTACGCTAGATTCCCAAGGATTAGTCTCTGCCGTAGCCCGTGATGGTGGTCAAGGCGGTATGTCAATGGCGATTGCGTCCATTATCAAGAAGTACAAGCGCACTTTGGTGAACTTCCAAGAAGACTTCTTGATGCCGTTTATCAAAAAAGCGGCTTTCCGCTATATGCAGTTTGACCCAGAGCGTTATCCTTCTGTGGACATGAACTTTGTTCCAACGGCTACTCTTGGCATCATTGCCCGTGAGTACGAACAACAGCAGTTCATCGGTCTATTGCAGACTTTAGGGCCAAATACCCCTGTCATGCCATTGATCTTGAAGGGCATTGTGGGCAACAGTTCGTTCACAAACCGCTATGAGTTGATGGATGCGTTGGACAAGATGAGCCAACCTGACCCACAAGCGCAACAAATGCAACAAGCACAGCAACAATTGGCTCTGCAAGCGGCTCAGGCGCAGATTGCGGTCAACACGACTCAGGCAGAACAGAATCGGGCTGATGCTACTAAGACAATGATTGAGGCTCAGTTGTTACCACAAGAAACTCAGGCACGAGTCACCTCTTCAATGACGCAAAATCTTCCAAATTCAGATGAAGCGGCAAGCCGTGAGTTTGATAAACGAGTTAAGATAGCGGAATTGATGCTCAAAGAAGCAGACATCAAGAACAAATCCAAGATTGTTGAGATGCAGATGGCTGACAAACAGAACAAAGTGCAAGGAATGGAGCAAGACTTCCTTGACCAACTGACAAAACAACTATCTTCAACCTCACCAAAGGGTGAATAATGGATATTGAAAGCCTAGCCAAGGAGTTAATCCTTAAAAACATGAATTCAGAACAGCAGATGGCTGTTTTGGATGGGATTAAGGCTTCTGTCGCCCAAGCAAAAGAGGTTCAAAAACAACGCATTGGCGAAAATGTCGCTATTGTTGTGGATGCCCTTAAAAAGATTGAATCTGACATCCGTTCTCGCTACGATGAAGTAGGAAACGCCATTGAACAACGAGTTGCCTCTATCAAAGATGGCAAAGACGGCAAAGATGGAAAGGACGGGCGCAATGGCAGAGATGGACGTGATGGAAAACAAGGCGTTCAAGGAGTTAAAGGCCAAGATGGAAGAGATGGGCGTGATGGAGTGGATGGTATTGATGGCGTGTCTGTCACCTCTGCTCGTATCGATTTTGATGGTAGCCTTATCATTGGTCTTTCTAGTGGTATTGAACTCAATGTTGGTGAAGTTGTTGCTCCTGACCTTGCGGAATCCATCAAAGTTATTACTAATGGTGGTGGCACTTCTCAGTATGTACTCGATACTCTAGCCTCCCTACAAAGTCAGATCAATAACCTGATTCCTAGCCAAACTGGGAACTCAGGAAAGTTCTTGACTACCAATGGAACATCTACATCGTGGGCTTCTGTTGCTGGTGGACTGAGTTATCAAGGAACATGGAACGCAACGACTAACTCTCCTACATTGGCAAGTAGCACAGGCACAAACGGCTACTATTACATCGTAGGAACGGCTGGTTCTACTAACCTAAATGGCATTACCGATTGGAAAGTTGGTGATTGGTTGCTATTCAATGGTTCTGCTTGGCAAAAGATTGACCAAACTGAGACATTGCAGACAATTACATCTACTGATGCAAGCGTTACAGTCTCTACTGTTGGCTCAAACGTAGACTTATCTGTTGCAAGCGCACCTAATGTGGTTTGCCAAGTACGTAATGCTACTGGAGCAACCCTTACAAAGGGAACTGTTGTTTATATCTCAGGAGCAACAGGTCAGATTCCTACTGTTTCTAAGG